CTGACGAAAGTTATCGGACTCCCCGTCTTTGTCCAAAGTACCTTGTGCTGGTGGATGTGGAATGGAACGTTCTACGCTCTCCTAAACATTCCAGTCTTCGGAACACAAGGACAAGCAGACACCGCGTTCAATGCCGTTTCTCAACACAAAGGCCAACCGTATTACCTTCAGCAAGGGGGTAACTCTGAAGGGCCGATGTGGAGAAATTCGAACAACAGTTACACTCGTCCGTGGCACATGCCGTGGGGCATGATAACTTCCGTTACAGGAACTGTTGCTGGTGGAGCATTAACAGGTACTGCTACTAACGTTCTCACACTTCCCACAGTTACTTTAACTCGGCGGCGCCAATACGAGTGGCGAGGTTACCTTCGAGCGCTGAGCGCTAGTACAGCCAATGCTTCAGTTAGAGCGATGCTCACTGGAGTTTCGCCTCCGGCTACACTACCTAATACAACGCTCACTTTGGACCTTTACGTTTCTTTAGTGCAGAGCGTTCTTGGTTCGATAAGTTGGAATTCTCCATTTACTGTCTCAGTGGACGGTTCCTATTCAATTGGACTTTCTCTACTTGTGGGTGTAGGAACAGGTTCTTACTGGACAGACGGCGGATCTAATATGGCTTTGTACGACGTCGGACCCGCAGGAGCGCCACTGTGACAACGAAAGTAATCGGCGGAACAATCACGGATCTTGCTGGGAACCCACAGAACAACATGCAGGTCGCAGTAACTCTCCTCTGCCCGACTTCCTTTCGGACAGGAGACTCCGCTTCGCTCGTCCATAGATACGAAGTTTTCACCGCTGCAAACGGAACTTGGACAGCAACGGTAGAGTGCAATGATACGATCACGCCATCGGGAACCCTCTACGAAGTCAAAGAGGACTACCTTCTCGGCGATTACAAAGCGTATCTTATCAATGTTCCCAGTACTCTACCATCTGGTACGAATCAAGTCCTTGGCCTCATCGTTCCGGAATTTATTCCATACGGGCAACTCGGAAACTGGACGGGGCCACAAGGTCCGATGGGCCCTGCTGGTCCGACTGGTCCGCAAGGTATTCAAGGACCAGTAGGTCCTGCTTCAACTGTTCCGGGTCCTCCAGGACCCGGATTGCCTGCTGGTGGAACAACTGGGCAAATGCCAGCCAAGAAGACCAACACTGATTTCGACATTCAGTGGGTAGATCCTCCTTCCGGCGGAGGTGGATCGGCTGGGCATACAATCAAGTTGGAAGGAGTTTCCCTTCCGGCTCAGCCGAATCTCGACTTCCGAGATTCATCGACGATCGACTTCCAGGTTACGGACGACGCTCCTAACCTTGCCACTCGAATCTCAGCCGTTCTTAAGACAGCCAATGCAATTACTCCACACACAACCTACGGACAGGCTGCTACCGAAGGAATAATTCCGCAGGCTGCGAGAGAAGATCACTCTCATGGAACTGTTCCACACGAACTTCCTACAGGAGGTTCAACAGGCGACGTCCTAGCAAAGACAGCGGCTGGGAACTATGCTGTTGGCTGGGCCACTCTCGCACCGGTCCCGACAATTCTGGACAACTTGTCCGACGTCATCGTTGCGTCTCCACAAGACACGGACGCGCTCATATACGAAACGTCGTCAGGACAATGGAAGAACAAGCCACAGTTGGGCCTACATCGCTTCGCCAGCGCGGTTCCTGGGAATATAAAAGACGGCCAACTTTGGTTCGATTCGGGTTCGGCGCCGGCGGGCACTCCCACGATTCCAGTCTTTGCTTCTTATACTGCTCTGGTAAATAACTGGGCAGGCGCCCCTGTAGGAAGCGTAGCATATACAACCGCCGAAGGTTGGTCGTGGATTAAAAAAGCTGCCGGATGGTGTCCCAATCCTGGGACTGAGATTTACACATATTCTGCTCTTCTTGGGGATTACTCGTCTGCGGCAATAGGATTGCGGGATGTCATTACATTTGGGGTTGGAACTTATGCCTTCCCTGTAAACGTTTACTTCTGGTTCGATCTTCTCGGCGGGTTCTCATCAGCAGCCTCGGGATTCTTGTTTGACGCTGTGTGGCTGTATGATAATGCCACGATTTCACCTGGATACGCTGTATGGGCTCAGGCGGGCTATTGGGCGGCTTACGGTCTGTGCGGGGTCCGTCAGATCCCTTCAAATGGAAGTAACTCTGTTAAACTTCGAGTCAACTGTGCAACTGCTGGTGGTGGAACTTTCCATACGGGTGGTTCTATCGTGTACACATTGGTGGCGCCATAATGCCTTCTATTGGACAGCCCATTCAGGGATACTACTACGATCTGGCAACAGATACTCTGCGTCCAATTATGGGCATGAGCGGTCCAGGTGGCTTCTCTCAGTTTGGAGTTGATTTCGTCGCGGATGCTTCTGCTAACGTTACTCTGACTTCACTTGCGGCGGCTGAGGATTATCTGGGGACTTCTGTTCGCTATGCTCACAAACTCGACCTTGCTGGCTATACGCAATGTCGCTTCCTTGTTCGTAAGATGGCTACTGCCGGTACTGCTACATCAAAACTTGCCCTCAAGTACTCTACAACGAATCCTGCTAATGCTTTTTCTGCTGGGGCTTGGACCACCTCCGGTGCTGAATTACTTCTGAACAATACCAACACGAATCTAGATACCGGCTGGATCGCCATGCCTGCTGGAATGTGTGTGAATGATATCTACGTCTGCCCAACTCAACAGGGCGGTGACGGCGCAACTTCGCCGGTCGTGGGTAATATTCAGGCGTATTTCAGGGCATCTGGAATTGTGCCAAACATGAGTCGTGCCGAAATGAAGGTTCAGATGGCTGCGAGTTCTGGACAGACGGCAACTGCCTACACAAGTCTTTACCAGCCGTGCGTCTTCGACAAATCTCGTTTCGTTGGTTATTCACAGATCGTCTACCAGGCTGATCTTGTGAATTCCAATGCAGGTAACGGCCAGTTGTGGGCGCAGTTAGCGTTCTTGAACACGGCGGTAGGAATCACTCAATCAGAAGTTACACAAGTCTCTGCTGCTCAGAACGCTCATAATCTTAAGGACTCGCCAGATATTTCGGCCTATCTGACCAATGGGCCGGATGTTTACATGAACCAAGTTAAGACGGTCGCAGGAGCCAGTCTCGCAATTCCGTTCTCAGCAATTGTAGTGAGGTACTAATGTCGTACAACACCATCAATGCGTGTGCGAACGATCAGGTGTTTCTCGGTCGTATCACGGCTTGTGTTGCGGCGGAACAGAGGAGTAGCCCAAATTCTGTCGCACACGAAATCATCTGGGGAGTTTCGGCTCACTCAGACATTGAGGGGGCCTATGCTTCCGCTCTAGCAAGCGAAAACCCAAATCCGGGTGGCGACGAATCCGTAATTACGGATCAGATGATCCTCTCAGCCGTTCAGGCAGAATTGGCACAACTTCCATGAGCGATTACCCTGCACCAAACGCTTTAAACCCCGAAGACGCCCCATACGACGTCTACAACTGGGAAGATGAGGAGGTTAAGGAGAATGACCCCACTTCACCCGAGGGAGGACTGGGTTGATCCAAACTATCCAGTAACCGGACCTCATCTGGAAATCAACAAACTTGAATACATCACTCTTCACTGGCCTGGCGGTTCTGTTAGCCCTGGTCCTGGAAATTGGGCACCGTATGAGACAGTGGTTGACCTCCAAGCCGAGCAGAAGCACTACGTTCAATCTAGAGGGTATTCCATCGGTTACAACTTCTGCGTTGATTATATCGGCCACCGCTGGATACTACGCGGAATGTCGTATAAGTGCGCTGCTAATGGCGATTCTGCGGTAAATACCAAGGGAGTTGCCATCCAGCTAAAGGTCGACATAAATCAAGTTCCTACGGATCAGATGATTCAGGGAACGAGAGATATGATCGCTGACATTCGCGATCACGTGGGGCGAAATCTCTATATCAACGGACATAGAGATGTTCGTCCAGAGCCTACTTCATGCCCGGGTGACGTCATTTACCGAATGATCGGTGAAGGCGCTTTCGAACCAACAGGTCAACTTCCCAACACAGGAACAGGAGTACAAGACGTGGCTGTTGCAATTGCTTGCATGGACGGATCGCCTGAGCAGAATTTCGCCACCTTCGCATGGAATCCAGGCACTTCGATCGGCTGGATCACTTCTCAGTGGCAGGAATCGGTCGGCCGAATTACTGGGACACTCATCTTCGACGGCGGTTCTGGTGAGCCTGTGATGTTCACCGCTGTGGAAATTCAGGATATGATCGACCGCTATTGGGTCGGAACGGAAAAGCCTCCTGGCTGGCGGTGACACATCTTCTTGTCCAACTGATCTTCGACTGGGTTGTAACAACTCTCATAAGGAGCTTCATGCTTGCAGACATTTCCATCACCAGCACGGCATGGGTAGATACGTTTCTACTTCTTGCTGTGATCGTCGCAATCATCGCCTTGGTCCTGAACCTGCTTAAGGTTCCTTTCGTGCCGGAGGTTAACTGGATCTTCGTGTTCGCGATCCTTGGTCTCGGCTTCGCGGGGCTTCTCTTTCAGTAATCACTATGCCACGGAAAGCCGCCCCCACAACCTTCGAGACTGTTGCTGGATCGTTGGTTCAGGCCCTACGATCTGCTTCACAACGCCCGTCGATATTCGGATATCACCCAATGGATCACCAAATCAAGTTTCACAAATCGCCTGCCAAGGGAAGAGCTTTCATTGGGGGGAACCGGTCGGGTAAAACAGTAGGAGGGGCAACTGAAGCGACCTATTACCTCACGGGTAAACATCCGTATCAGAAGACACCGGAACCACCTGTGCGTCTGCGAGGCGTTGCTGCCGACTGGCCTCATGGTTTGTTGCAAATCATGCTTCCTGAACTCGCTAAATGGATTCCGCCGTCGTTCCTCATCAACGGATCTTGGGAAGATTCGTACAACAAGACGGAAAAAGTCCTGACTCTGGCGAATAATTCCATGATGGACTTCCCCACTCACGAGATGCCGCTAATAAAGCACGCCGGTACTTCTCGACACGGCATTTGGTTTGATGAAGAGCCGCCGAAGGCGATATTTAACGAAAATATGGCCCGACTCGTCGACACAGGCGGGAAATGGTGGCTTACTGAGACGCCAGTCGAGGGTATGACTTGGGTTTACGACGACATTTATCTCGCCGCCCGAACTAATCCGAACATCTTCGTCATTGAAGTCTCGATGGACGACAATACGTACCTTTCGAACGTCGAGATTGAAATGCTTATCAGTTTCATGGACGACGACGAAAAGTCGGCGCGGCGCCAGGGTAAATTCGTCCAGATTGGTGGTTTGATTTACAAGCAATTCGGTGCGAGTAATATCATCCCGCCCCTCCCTGTAGGGTCGGAAGAATTTACGTCGATGCTTAAGCATTGGACATTCTTCAATGGTGTTGATGCTGGTTATCACAATCCGACTGCGTGGCTATGGGGTGCTGTCAATAATGATGGCGTGGTCATTATCTTCGATGAACACTATGCAAGTGGCCTTCTGGTCAAAGATCACGCCGAGATTGTTAAGGAAACTAATAGAAAGTGGGGAATAGAGCCGATCTACAATGTTGGTGATCCTTCAATGCAGAATACGGACCCCCTTACAGGAACGAGTGTTGCAATTGAATACACCCTCGCAGGAGTTCCCATTCTCCCCGGAAACAATGACGTTAATGTCGGATTGCAAGTCGTTGCATCGGCTTTCAAAGATCACCGCCTGTACTTCACTTCCAACTGTGAGAAAAGTATATGGGAACACGGTCGTTATCGTTGGGCAACTTACAGTTCAAAAGTGCTTGCGGAAAAACGTAATGTCCAGGAAAAGCCCAACAAAAAGGACGACCACACATGTGACGCGATACGCTATATGTTATGTTCAAGGCCCGAACACATCGAAAAAGTTACTCAGGCTATGGACCACTTGAATGGTCTTGCTCCATCCTTACCGCCGAATGGCGTAAGGTACGCCCGAGTAAATGAAGAAGAGCAACAGACCTACGTTGATCTGTGGGTCGGATCGGAGTTCTAATGGCAGATGCAAAGAAGGTCGAAGTCGTACCCAACGATGAACTCGATATGTCAGAAATGACTGGTGTCGAAATTCGTGGGGCTTCGGGTGTGTCTTCCTACAAGGCAGACCCGATGCAGGACACAGTTCTCAAACTGGTCGTAGTTGGTCGGAAAGTTTCGGAAGACGGCACAGATTCTGGGTCTGTCGAAACCGTTGTCGCGCACATCGGTGACTCCGAAGCGATCAAGGTCATGAAGGAACAGGAAGAAAAGGCTCGTAAGGACGCTGAGCAGGCTGCTAAGGATGCAGAAAAGGCGGCTAAGGCTTCTGAGGAGCAGAAGGAAACGGTGGCAACCAAGCGATGATTAAAGTCATCCAATCCGTAGACGGTACGGAAACTGAACTTGGTGACTTTGAGAAATTAGTCTCTGTCGCCGTTACTGGTGCAACGGGTACAGCGGAGTATCGGCTCGATCCGTTGCAGGACAACATCATCAAACTTGTGGTGGTTTCAGATGCGGATTTGGTTGCGCCACCTCCACTTCCACCGGACTCTCCGGCGCATCTTCCTGCCGGGCCCCCGGAGTCGCGAAAGTGATTCAGAATCCAGTAGTCGAATCTACTCCCACACGACTACCGGGACAGTGTGCTAGTTGTGGAGCCACACAACTATCACCGGGACGGACTTGGTTCCTCGACACAGATTTGGATTGGTTCGACACGCCGTTGTACCGAATCCAACTCTGTAACATCTGCTTCGACATTCTCGCCAACACTTGTGGCTACATCAAGATTGGCGAGGAAGTCGAGCAGTACAGAAAGAAGATCGCAGAACTAGAGGCGGAGGTTCGACTAAATGAACGATACCATCGTGCTGTGCGTGTCCTCGGGCTTAGTCCTGATAGCATTACTCGTCTCATTGCTTTGGGTGAAGAACCTGACAGACAGGTCGATGCAGACGATATCAGCCCTAGCCCAAAGAAGCGAAGCGGAAAGAGCGAACCTGCTGAACAGATGGAGCCAGGAGAGAACGGACCTCCTGAATCGACTGATGACGAAGGAATGGACGAGTTACGCCCAGTTGTCGGGGATAAGTCCATCAACATCAGCATCTGAGACGCTTACACCCGAAGAATTCGATCGCGGTACCGGAGAGGTTCTGATAGACCTTGACTGACACAATGATTCCCACCGCAGCGTTAGCGGCAATGGGTGGGAATCAAACGTCCATCCCACAGATGGAGGTAGCCCCTAGTAAGCCAAAGGCTAAATCTCGATCGGTCACGGACAAGAAGAAGATCGTGGACTGGGCGCAGAAGCAATATGACGTCTGCACCCAGCCACGGTTGGCTTTCGAACAACAGTGGTATATGAACATGGCTTTCTATTTTGGAAAGCATTACGCCGCATGGGTGCCGGGCGCGTCCGGGAGTCTCACAAGGCTTTACGAACCCGCTGCCCCGCCCTACAGAGTGCGTCTAACGGTTAACAAATGCCGTCGAATCGTTCGTACGGAACTGACGAAGGTAACTCGGCAGACGCCGCAATTCTACGTCATCCCAAATACTACGGATGAATCGGATCGCATGGCTGCTCAGGCAGCCGAAGAAATTGCAGAGTACGAACTCCGGGAACTCCATTACAACGCGAAACTCCGTTCTGCCGCACACTGGACTACCATATGCGGTACGGGTTTCCTCAAGACGTACTGGGACGCATCAAAACTAGATCCGTCTGGAATTCCCGGATCTAACTGCATTGATGCTGTAACTCCGTTCCACATCTATGTCCCTGATATTCAGGAAGAGGATATCGAGGGACAGCCTTATGTAATCCATACAATGCTCCTGGATAAGGAGTACGTCAATCAGACATTCGGTGTGGACGTCCAGAACAATTCAGAAGTTCGCGGTGGGACGCTAGAACAGCGGTTCTTTTCAGCACTTGGAATCAAGTCGAATCAACCAGCGGCGAATAAGGTTCAGTGCTTCGAAATCTGGGTCAAGCCGTGTCCGAAGTACCCCGAAGGCGCTTTGATTCTCTGGACTGGTAAGGAACTTCTCCAGTTCCAGGACTCTTGGCCCTACGTGCGAACGGATTTCCCGTTTGCCAAGATCGACCACATTCCTACAGGACGGTTCTACGGTGATTCTGCTCTGGTTGACTTAATTCCTCTCCAAAGAGAGTTGAATCGGAGCCATTCGCAGATCATTGAGGCCAAGAATAAGATGGCTAAGCCTCAGTGGACCGCTCAAAAGGGTTCTGTGGACGCCAACAAGATGACTTCGGAGCCCGGTCTTGTCATTCAATTCACCCCGGGTTTCCAAGAGCCGCATCCCGTTCAGCCGCCTTCTTTGCCGACTTACGTTATCGACGAGTTGGAACGTCTCGGACGAGAGATGGACGATTTGGCTGCAACTGGAGAAATTACGAAGGGCAACGTTCCGCCTGGAATTACTGCTGCAAGTGCTATCTCGTACCTACAGGAAGAGAACGATAATCGGTTCGCTCCAACTGTCTCTTCCATCGAAGCCGCCACGGAAAAAGTCGGCAAGTGGGTTCTCTCGTTTGTCAACGAGTACTGGGATGCGTCGCGTCAGATCAAGGTTGTCGGAGATAATCGACTCACGGCTGTTCGAGAATTCTCCAAGTCGGACATTGCCGGAAATACTGATTTCTGTGTGGAGACAGGAAGTGCTGCGCCGAGAAGCCGAGCGGCACGCCAGGCGTTTATCATTGAACTGCGGAAGATGGGTTCAATTGACGACCAGAAGATGTTGAAGTACCTTGATATGGTCGAGACGTCGAAACTCTACATGGATTCGCGAGTGGACGACAACCAGGTTCAGCGTGAAAACGTCATGATGAACTCTGGTCAGCCTGTTCCAGTCAATCCGTTCGATAACATTCCTGTGCATATTCAAGGGCATGGGGATTACATGAAGACTGAGGAATATTCGTCGCTAGATCCTCAGATTCAGCAGATCCACTTGAATCACTGGCTGGAGCACAAGAATCAGGCTGTTATGGAGATGCAACAGCAGCAAATGATGCAGCAAGCAGCAACACTTCCCACAAATGGGCAGGCTCCTGCGCAAGGACAACCACCCGTAAGTCAAAGGAGTAATAATGGCAGTCCTCAGTAATAAGGGACCAAGCCAGAAGCCATGTAATTCTCTTTCAAAGACAGAGGCAGCGTACATTGCTGGGCTCTTTGATGGAGAAGGATCGGCCTATGTCGCTAGGGATTATAGAAGTACAACTTCTTGTCCTCGCGTCACTATCGTTCAGTGTGATAAGAGACCTCTCCTCTGGATTTTAGAAGTGACTGGCTGTGGTGGTATTTACACTTATCCAGGCACTGGACTTGGAAAGAAAGAGAAGTCTCAATGGATGGTGACAGGGAAGGTTGCTCTCGATTTTCTTGAAGAAATCGAAGGGTATGTCATCGTCAAGCAAGAAGAAGTAGAAGGAGTTCTATCCCACTATGAACGATAGAAACGGACAACCGCAATGAGTGACAATGGGGCCGGCGATGGCGGAATGCAGATCAACTTTGGTCCGGATGGTTCTGAGGAACCAAATCCAGATGATCTTGCAAATCCTTATCTCGCTTCGATTCCTGAGGTCGATCGCAACGTCGTTGCAAAGTACATCAAGGGCTGGCAGGGAAATGTTACGCAGCGTTTCCAGGCCCTTCATAATCAGTACGCTCCCTACAAGAGCCTAGGCGATCCTGAGACACTTAGCAGGGCTCAGTCGCTCTACAATCTGATGAATGATAATCCGGGAGAAATCTTCCGGATTATGGTTGAGGGCGCTGACGAGATTCCTGAGGTAGCACAATACCTCCAGCAATACATTCAGCAGCAACATCCGCAGCAGCCCCAGCAAGGTGGAGGGTTTGATAACCCTTGGGCTGATGATGGAATCCCAGACTCGTTTGCAACGATGTTCATTCAACAGCAGCAGGTTTTGCAGTCGCTTGCAGACAGAGTGATGGGACAGGATAGTAGGTACCAAGAGGAGCAAGAAGCCCAGCAGTTGGATCAGGTAATCCAAGGACTTCACTCTAAATATGGTGATTTTGACGAAGACGCAGTTCTTCTCAAGATGTACCAAGGCGCAGACCCGGATCAGGCCGTTCAAGCATGGAACGACGCGATTCAGAAAGCAATCAACAGCCGCCAGAGCGCCAAACCACCTCCAATGGTTCTAGGAGGAAATGGTTCTGTCCCGCACGGCGGGGTTGATCCCTCAAAGTTGGGGGACGAAGACAGGCGAAATTACATCGCCCAGCAACTCCAGGCCGCACTCGACAACCAATAAGGAGGGGTTGAATTGCCTGGCGCAACAATGACCACGGTCAATGCGATGCTCAAGGAAATCTACGAGGGTCGCATTGAGGATCAGAAGAACGAGGAAGTGATCGCTGTGAAGCGAATCGAATCCTCGTCCGCAAACGTTGTGGATACGGTTGGTGGCAAGTATGTCACTTTCCCAATCCGCACCCGTCGAAATGCCGGTATTTCGTACCGCGCAGAAGATACTGCGCTCGCTGCTGCTGGTCAGCAGGGTTACGCAGCGGTTCAGGTTCCTCTGAAGTACGGATATGGTCGATTCCGTGTAACGGGTCCGGTCATGGAACTTGCGGAAACAAATCCGCAGGCTTTCTCGTCCGCTCTTGATGAGGAAATGAACGGCCTCAAGACGGACATTGTGAAGGACGAGAACCGCATCGCTTACGGCATCAACCAGGGAACTGGTGAGAACGGCTCTCTGGCGAAGGTTGTCGCCACTTTCACGGCTACCACGACGGTCAATGTTGATTCGACTCAGCACCTTTCAGTTGGTGAAGTCATCGACATTGCAAATGTGACGACTGGCGCGTTCACGGCAGGTGTTCAGGCAGTAACGATCACAGCAATCGTTTCGCCTACGCAGATCACGATTTCTGCGGCCACAGCAATGACGGATGCGAACGCTCGAATCTATCGTACGGGTAACCGTACGTTGGAGCCGACTTCGTTCACGGACATTTGTTCCCCGACGGCTCCATTGCACGGACTCGATCCTGCAACGCAGCCGATCTGGGCCGGGAACACAGTTGCGATCACTGGTGCTCTGACAGAACTCAACATGATTAAGGCGTGTGATACCGCCCGAGTCAATGGTGGGAAGACTTCCGTCATCTTCACCACGCTTGGAGTTCGCCGCTCCTACTTCCAGCTGCTAACTCAGCAGCGCCGTTATGTTGACACGAAGGCTTTCCCTGGCGGTTTCCAGGGACTCCCGTTCAACTACGGTACGGAAATTCCGATCATCGAAGATCCGGATTGTCCCTCTCGTGGAACTGCTCCCAACGTCGGAAATATGTTCTACATGGACGAGTCGAAGATCAAGAAGTATCGGAAGAAGCCGTGGTACTTCTCCGACGTCGATGGCAGCATCTTCAAGTGGGTCTCAGGCTTCGATGCCTGGGAAGGCTTGATGAAGTGCTACTTCGAGTACGGAACTTCCCAGCGCAACGCTCACGTTCTCCATACGGGAGTTGCTGAGTCGTAGCCAAGATGTAAGGGTTTCCTGCCCGGACCCTTACAAGTTGTTCCGGGGAGAGGTTTCGTTCCGCCCGGCCTCTCCCCGGGACTCCAAGAAAGGAAAGAAGTGCCCTCAGGAAATAACTTCCCGTTCCAGCCTGGCGATGCTCACGCGTACAAGAAGAAGCAGACTCCTGTTCAGGCGTTTCCGTTCAAGCACAACGGACCTCCTGCAAGGGGTTCCAACAAACTCGATCTGACTTCAAGCACGAAGAACGGCAAGGCTCACTCCAAGAAGAAGCACCACGGCCATTCTGCAATCCAGAAGGCTGCCGGAAAGCGGCTGTTCGGTAAGCAGCCGAGCGGTTTCCGTGGACACATCGGAGCACCGGATAAGTAATGCCGTTCAAGTCTGAGAACCAGCGACGATATCTCTGGGCCAATCATCCAGAGATTGCACGGCGCTGGGCGAAGAAGTACGGCAGCACACCGAAACAAATGATCCGCAAGAAAGCACTGAAAAGGAAAAGTCGTGCGTGAAGATCCCTATGAGCCACACAACAAGGGTGGGAATAAGGGAGCCACTGGTCCCGGTAAGGGCTCTACCACGCGTAACCAGCGGCAAAATCCTTACGTTCCCGTCAAAAAGGATAACTGGAAGCCTCCAACCGAAACGCTAAGGCGAGCGATGATGAATCGTCTGATGCGAAGTGGTCCTCAGTAAATCGTTGTGTTCCTCCCGGACCTCCCAGGGACACAGCGGGGAAACGGGCGGGGGTTGAAAAAGATCTAGTGGGGGCTCTAATTCAACCCCTGTCCGTGCGATAGGAGAAAGATGGAAGCGAGAACTGAACACGGATTGATGACCGCTGCTGATTTGCTTCATGCTGATCCGGCGGCTTTGCTCCGAGAGCAAGATGATGTGTTCAGAATCGTTCAGAGAATACGCGACTACGATCCTAATCTTGATGTGGCATATCTTGATCCTGACAAAGGATCAATCTCCGACGCTCCTTATATCATCTTTGAGCGTTGTCGAGATGGGGTGCCACGACTTCTCTTCTCTGTCTGGAAGTTGGATGCGTCTGTAATGGATCGCATTATTGCTGCGGACACCACAAAGTTCGACGTCCAAGGCGCAATTGATATTGCGAACGCGAGAGCGCGTAAAGATATTGCTGACAAGGGCGCTGAGAGAATGGGAGAGGGCGCTGACATTGTTAAGCACATTGTTACATCTCCTAAGGGAACTTACTCCTTCCCGTCTACATCTGGCGAGACTGTCACGCTCAGGGATGATGAGGGAATTATAAAGCGTGACGGAAAGTCGGTGACGTGAACCTAGGCGATGTTGTTCGACAAGTCCAGCGAATCTTCGGAGACACCTACGAAGTTCAGATCCAAGTCTCCGACATAAAAGACTGGGCCAACGAGGCGATGACAATCATCGTCCGTCAGGCTGAGACGAATCAGAACACACAAAAGTTCGATTACGGTCCTACCAGTACGGGCGTTGCTCTGCCGACGCAGTTCATCGGCGAGAAGAGGGTCACGTTCAATGGAATTCCCCTTGACAAGACAACGATTGGCGAACTTGACAACCTTGGAAGCCCTCCTGAAACTAATTCAGGAACACCTACACACTTCTACATCTGGGGAAACACTCTCTATCTCTGGCCATTGCCTCCCACCCTGGTTACTCAGGGACTACAACTCTGGTACATTGAGGCTCCCGCCAGGCTGGACGATCTCAACATCCCCCTCCCAATACCTCTGGTGTTTCACCCGGACGTAGTGAGAATGTGTCTCGTCAGGGCTCGTGAACTCAACGAAGACTACGAGCAAGCGAGAGTTCTACAAGCAGAGGTAGACCAGAACCTCGGTAAGATTCGCTACGATCAGGAAGCACGCCCCCGAGAGACCTTCCCTGTTGTTCGTGACGACCCCGCCGACTACCTGATGTAACAGGTAGATATGTATATCTACCTGGGTCAATTCAAGGAGTAAACATAGAGTGCCAGTTCCCCGCCAAGATCACATGACAATCAATACATTCAAGGGAGTCAATTTAACTGACCCCGCGCATGTTATTGACGATCATGAGTTTGCGGCGATTTCCAATCTGGTGGTGAGTGATACTGGCGACTTCATTAGGCGCCGTCCTCTCCGCTGGTTCGCGGAGCCTAGCAATCAGAACGGCTGCTTCCCAATCGCCATCTGGTACAACCGCTTGGTCTGGTATCATCCATCTACGCAGACGCTTTACCTTTCGCAGGTAAACACTGTCGTCGGCGGTACGTTCGCAACGAAGGCTGTCAATGTTGACATACTTAATCTCGGTGTGATCTACAACGGGATTATGTACTTCTTTTCAAATGCAATAAACAGCCTCGTCAAGATGGTGGTATCTGATTGGACTGTTGATGCTCCAACTCTCACTGAAACGGACTATGCGATCCCTGCTGTGCAGGGGGCAACCGTAGCAGTTATGTTCAAGGATCGCATGTTCGTCACTAAAGGCTCGTCCGCTCAATCTTCGGACGTTGTCTATTCTGAGATTGCCGATCCCACGAACATTCCAGTCAACAACATCTTCAAGGTGAACCCTGGTGACGGTGATTATATCACCTGCATGATCCCGTTCGGGGAGCGTCTGTTCATCTTCAAGAAGTACTCGACGTGGGTAATGATTCCAGCGGCAACTCCGTCCGCTTGGGTTATTAAGTTGTTCGATAATTCAATCGGAGCGATCAGCGAGAACTGTGTCGTTGAGAAGCGTGGGCTTCTCTATGTTCTCGCTCCTAGGGGTCTATACCGGTCTGACGGTGTTATTTATGACTATGTGGGCTATCCAGTGGAAGCCCGCTTCAGAGATAACATCGGCACCTTCAGTACGGGTTCTATCTCACTGGTGGATGACTACTTGTTCATCCAGACTAACATCGCCAGCATTGGTTACTGGATGTTCAATCCAGTGCAGAATGCCTGGAGTGAGATGAAATTTCCCTCTTTGAATCCAGCCTTCCCAATGTCAGTTGGACGCCAGGGCTACTTACGTTCAGGGAGGCGCCGAACTTGGTTCGGCATGAGAGATATCTGCTGGTTCGATCTGACTGATCCTGACTTCCCCAACAATACGGACTATTCAGATTATACTCTGAAAGCCCCTGTAGGTAGTAGGGTAATTCAGCCAATCGCAACATCGTTCGCCTCGAAAGCGTGGGACAATAGTGCGTTTTTCCGTAGCAAGCGGCATACGGTCACAACGATCGAAATCCGGGTCCCAGGCGATCCTAACAGTCAACTTGCAGAATTCCACTCGTCCTACCTATTCGACAGAAACTTGGTATCGGACGTGTATGAGTTCTATGTTGACTCTAAGAACTATGGAACTCTGGCTCACGTTCTCCCTGGAGCGGGATACAACCGCCGTCTACAACTGGTCTTCGACACCGTTACTGTCGTCGAATACACAATCACTGGATTCGATCTGACCTACTTCAATAAGCGGGACATATGAGCGATCTTTCCAGTAGTGGACAGAGAGACCTTTCCGGTCGCCAACAGAAGCAGAGTCGAGAGACTCAGTTACTCTCTGATCTGGCGAAAGGACTAGATGTTCAGCACCATAACACCTCGCTGATGCATGAATTTGGTGCAGCCTTCGATGCCCCGCAGAGTGTTTCTTCAGGCACATCTGGTCAGGGAACAACTGGGGTTGCTCCGAGTCCTGCGCGATCAGATCATCAGCATGGAGCAGAAGTTCCGACCTTCATCTACCCTTCCTTTCAGAACGGCTGGGCTAACTTTGGGGGAGGCTGGTTACCTGCTCGCTACTACAAGATGAATGGACGAGTCTGGATCGAAGGTCTAGTTGGTGGTGGAACTTTCGGTAATCCGATCTTCACTCTCTCTGTTGGGTTCAGGCCGCTGGCACCGATGATGTTTGTTCAGAATGCTGCGAATACTTTCACTCGAATGAATGTCGATGCGGCTGGACTTGTCTACGTCGATAATATTACTGGTAACAGTAATGCGTGGGTGACTCTCAACTGCAACTTCTACCCGGGGGCTTGACTTGTACCGTCCAATGCGCTCAACTACTCTCCGACAAGGCAAGCCGATCTATGGTTTCGGAAGTACACAATCCCCCAACTACAAGGGTGCAACGGCCGTCAGGCCAGGAGAAGCCCTGCAAGGAACGATCGCAAAGAAACTCTCACCCGTAACACCCGAGCCCAACGTCTTGAAGAAGGCTATTGGGAGGAGGTTAGGTAAATAATGGCTGTTCAGGACGTTCTGGCGTCTCTTCAGAATCCCGTTGCTTCGCGTAACGCGATTCTTCAGCGGCTCAACATCGACCCGAACCGCGCCGCCGGTTATGGTGGAAACATGGGATACGACCAGAAGTTGGCTGACCTTTATCGAGAAGGGTTGCAATCTTCTGCGAATCTTGATACTCAAGAAGGAAACCTGGGACGGCAGTATGAGCAAAGTCTTACTCAGGCTGCTATTGATCGAGACAAGGCGCTCAAAGCCATTGCAGGAAGTTACGCCCAAAGAGGCATGACTTTCTCTGGTGCCAACGTGGACGATGTTTCAGCGGAGCAAGGGAACTATGACCGCTACATCGCCAATCTTGGTGCCGATCGAACCGCCGGGCTCAATTCAATTGGGCAGCAGCGATTAGGACTCGAACAGGGACTAGCGGCAGGAAAGCAGGCGGCTGATGAAGGTTTCGGTGGTGACGTTTCTGCTTTCCTTCAGCAGCAGGCCGTTGATCTGTGGAATTCTGTCATGCAGCAAAATCAGACCAATGCCCTTCTTGCTGCTGCGTCCCGACCCCCAACTGTTGTTAGGGCACCTGCCCCAGTTGCTCCAAAACCTGTCGCTCCCCCAACAGTTCTCGCTCCGCGGCCTACTTCATCCGGCACTTTGAAGGGTCAAGGCTACGGGGGAAAGGCGTTCTAAGTGGCAACTTCCGTTCTTGAACTTCCTCAGTGGGTAAAGGATGCCCGCGCTTGGACTTCAGCAACGAAGATGAACCAAGCGGGACAAACTTTCGTCGATGCGGGATTCCCCGATGAATCTCTCATTGCTCGACAGATCGCAGGTCTTTACGAGGGTATGCGATACGGCGCAGAAGACGCTGCCGATCAATATGACGCCCGTTCTGCTGCTGCACGTCAGGCAATGCTGGATCAGTTCGCTCAGGTCGATGCGAATACTCAGGCCGCTTATCAGAATTCGCAGAACTACCAATCTGCAATTGCTCAGCGGCTTGGATT